GACTCAGCCGCCTTCTTGGCTTCCTCACGCGCCCGCTTGGAATCGCGCGTGAACTGCTGCCACGCGAAGCCGAGCGCCGCAATGCCGGCGAGCACGGGAAGCATGACGGCCGAGCCGACCGCGAACGCGCCGACGGTGTTCGACAACTGGGCGACCGCGTGATTCGTGCCCGTGGCCTGACGCACGACGGATACCAGCGATTGATTCAGCCGGCCGAGCCCGAGCCCGGCCTTCCGGCTCGTCTGGTCCACGTCCTTGAGCGAGCCCGCGATCCGGGTATACGCTTGCACGCCCTCGGGGCCGGTGAGCTGGGCGGCAGGGATCGACTCCAGGCTCTGGAGCATCGCTTGGTTGAAGCCTTCGGCGGCCTCACGCCCGAGATTGGCCGCCTCCTGCCGGGTGATCATGCCCCGGACCTGTAGCTCCCGGAGCTCTGCCATGCGCTCGGCGAAGACGATCTCCTGAGCTTCTACCTGAGCGAGCGCGGCAGTCCGCCCGGCCTCACCCGCACGCTGGGCCGTCTCAGCCGCCGCCCGCTGCTCGCTGGCGGCCTTGTTCCGCAGGTAGGCATCGTGCGCCGCTGCGGCGGACTCGTTCGAGCGCTCCAGCTCCAGCATGGCCTGACGCTCGGCGCGGGCGCGCTGCTCGCTGGCTGTCGCGTGCTGGGCCTGAGCGCGCGCGGCCCTCTCCGACTTGGCTGTCAGGCGCTCGGTGGCCTGCTCGGCCTTCGCGCCCTCCGCCGTGAAGCCCTGCATGGCGGTCTTGGCCGTGACGAAATCCCGGGCGTCCACTCGGAGCCCGAGAGTCGCGATGTCTACGCCGCCCGGCCCTTCGGCCATCTCACTCGTCCTTGTCGTCCGGCTCTTCGCCAGGGTTTCTATGCGCCCGCGCCAACTCCATCAGCGCCCGCACCTCGAAGGGATGCGGCCTTCGGTCCGTCAGTCGCGCCCATGCGTCGACGTCCAGCCACGTCACGTGTTCGCCGAGCCCCCACGACAGCTCGCGCCACCAGTTGAGCAGGTAAACCAGATCCTTCGGCGGGTCGGGCCCGTCGAGCTTTCCCGGGTTTGCGAGCCGTCCTTGCCGCTCGGCTTGCTCCAGATGCTCGCGCTCCGTGAACCCGTCCTTGTCCCTCTGGTCGAGTCGGGCATGGTGGGCGACATAGGCGACTAGTCCGTCGAGGAGGCTTCGGAAAAACCCTCGTGATCCTGCATGGCCGTCGTGACTTGGTCCCTGATCCACGGGGCCTTTTGCAGGACAGTCGCGACGTTCGACTCATCGCAGGGGATCGGCTTGCCGCTGGCGAAGAAGCCCTCCCAGTCGAGCACGCACAGCGCCGCCAAGCGGACCTGATCGCGCTCGAACTGCTCGCCCGTGTACCGGGACCCCTTCTTCATCCGCTTGTCCCTAAGCGACTCTTCGACCCTTCGGTAGCGGCGTGAGTAGGTGCCAGCCACCAGCGCCCGGACGGGCTTCACGTCCTCGCCGTCCCGGTAGAACAGCGGGTCGCCTTCCGCGCCGTGGATCTCGATCCATTGCCCTTCGTTCTCGCGGCCAGCCACGTCGTCGGCCGTCGACAGATCGAAGCCCTGGGCTTCCGCCGCCGCTTCCGGTTCCGCTTTCTTTGTCGCCATGCTCACACGCTCCTGATGGAAGTCCCCCACTCACGCCGTGGCGTGTCCTGGCGCCTCAGAGAGGGCCAGCACGACGAGAGCAGGGGACGGTTGTCCGTCTCGCTTCGCGCTACCGACGTGGCACGCTCACGCCGGTTGTCCGTCACTTCTTGGCCTTCGCCGAACTGGCCTTGCTCGCCTTGAGTCGCTTCCCCAGCTCCGCCTCGGATTCCAGGCTCCAGAACGCGCCGCTTGCGTCCGACTCGTGGGCCACGTCCTTGAGGAGCTTGCCGTCCACCGTGAGATCGAGCCGCTTGTAGCCGGACTCGCCGGAGCCGACCACGGCCGCGACTCGTGCCTCGCTTACGCTCTTGCCGGTGACGTACCGGACCGTCCGTCCTGTCTTCATCAGCTGTCCGTGCAGATGGTGAGCATGGTCTGGTCGTATCCGCTGGCGCTCGCCTTCAGGCCGGCGCCCCACGGGATCGTGTCGACCCGCGCGCCGTCGTTGCCGAGCGCGCTGTCGTTGTCGTCGAACTTGAGTTTCGGCACGAAGAAGCTGACGTACGCCTTCGGGTCCGTGCCCGGCTCCTGGAGCATCACCATCAACTCCAGCTCGTCCTCGTCGATGAAGCTCGTGAGGTTCGCCAGATCCTGACGCAGGATCGTGATCGAGCCCGTGAGCCGGGCGTCGTTGTCGAACACGTCGGGCGTGATGTCCGAGCCGATCACGGGCAGCGTGGCGGCCGTGATCTGGTAGCTCAGATCGAACGCCGTGGCGACGGCGATGTCCGTGCCCCGGAGCCCGATGATCGCGTCCGCGAAGACCAGCGGCTCGGACGTGTACGTGGTCGGGGTCGTGTAGTACGGCGAGGTGCCGGTCGCGAGCGCGCTGGCCGCCACACCGAGCGCGTTGAACTCGATGGCGGCCATCCCGTCAGGGGTGCCCCGCAGCGTGAAGCCGGTCCAGCGCACGCCCCCGAACACGGTCGACAGGTCGATGTCCTGGTCGTACTGGTCGACGTAGAAGCTCCGCCGGGTCGGGGTCGCGCCGTTGGCGAGCTTCTTGCCGATCGTGAGCGAGAATGTCGAGACCGAAGCATCGACCGTGAACGCGCTCGACTGCACAGTGAGCGTGTTGGTCGCGAGCGTACGGATCTGCGCATTCAGGTCGTCGTTCGCGCCGCTCGTGCCGGTCACCCGGAACACGTCGCCCACTCGGAGCCCGGCGGCGATGAAGCCGCCCGCGCCGGTCGTGTCGGCCGTGATCGTCGAGGTGCCGAAGGTGAGCGTCTGGAGGCTGGAATCGGCCTGGGTGAGCGTGGTGGCCGCGACGGCAGTCGAGCGCATGACGGCCTGGAGCAGCGTGTCGAAGCTGCCCTGGCTCAGCTCGCCCGAGTACGAGCCGGTCACCGAGCGGCTGCCGTGTCGGTGGATGACGGTCTGCCCGTCTGGGCGGATCTCCTCCGACTGGATGCGCGCTTTCGCCAGCTTGAGACCGGGCGAGGCCGTCAGTCGCAACTGCTCCGCGCCCGTGTCGCCGGGCGCCGTGTTCAGCGTGGCCTCCACCTTGAGGGCGATGATGAGGTTCTTTCCGGTCTGGTTGGCCATCGTCAGGTCCTCAGTTGGTGTTCACGGTGAAGAGCCGAAGCGGGAACGTGACGGGCGTAGACGCCCATCCGGGTCTGCGGCGACGCATCTGGCCGGCGAACGACGAGGCGTCCAGCCGGACGCGCACCGTGTCACCGTTGGTGAGTGTGAGGTTCGTCCGGGGCGCGAAGTGGTTGAGCAGCGCGTCCACGTACCGCTTCGAAGCCGCGATATCGCTGCCCTCGACGACATGCACCGCGAGCACGTATTGGGGCCGCATCTCGATCGTGCCTTTCGGACCGATCGTCCGTTGCACGGTCGGACCCGGCAGATACTGTTCTTCGATCCACGGCACGCCCGGATGCGCGTCGAACACGAGATTTTCCCACGCGCGCATGGCTGGCAGCCCAACCAGCACCGTGCGCCCCGAGCCCGCGCCTTCCGCGACGAGCGTCCGGTCGCTCACCACCAGCTCACCGCCCGAGTAGGCCACGGTGTAGGCGGTCACCGAGAGCACGGTCGCGGTCACGTTGGTCACGAGCCCGGTCCCGTTGTTGGCCGCCGTCGCGAAGCCCGAGGCCGTGATCTCCATGCCGGGCGCGAAACCGTCCGTGACGAACGAGCCGACAGGGCGCGTGTAGCCGGTCGACGTAGCGGCGAGCGTGGTTGAGCCGGTGGTGCAGACTTCGAGCGTCGTGGCCCGAGCCCGGAGCGTGAGCTGCACGTCCAGGTGGTCGATCATCGGACCGCCTCCCTGACCACCGCCCGCACGATCAGATCGAAGTTGGCGCGGGTCATTTTTACGCTATGAAATCCTCCCACCTCCGAAAGCAGCGTCATCGGTCTCGGCTCGACTTCCTTGCCAGAGGCGGTCGTGTACGGTTCCTGTTGGCCGTCCTCGATGGCGGGAGCGTATTCCGCATGGGTCGATACCAGCCCGACCCATTCCTCCGGGAACGTCGGATCGCCCCACGACCCGATCAGGAAGCCGTCATCGACCGGCTGGCCCGGCGCGCCCGTGATCTCGCTGCCCTCGACAATCGAGGCGCTGACTCCGGTCACCGAGCCCAGAAAGACATCGCTCAGCCGTTGGTCTAGCTTCTGCTCGAAGCGGTGGAGATCGTCGGTGAAGCTCATTCGACGACCACCCTGGCCAGGATCGCGGTCCCGTCCGGTTCGAGCGGGTCCACGTCCTTGACCGTGCGATGCTTGCCGCCCCACGAGCACGTCGAGCCACGCAGGGGCAGGTCGCCGTAGGTGGTGGGCGCGAAGAGCAGGGTCGGCGCCGCCGACTCGATCAGCGACAGCGCCTCGTACGTCTCCGGCTTGCCGCGCACCCGGAGCGCGTGGCCGCTGACCGTGCTCGTGGTCTCGCTCGCTACGCCCGTCGTCGGGTCCGGTGTGCGGACCGTCTTCGTGAACGTGATCGCGGCGCCGGCCTCTTGGATGTCGGCCAGCGCGCCCGCGTGCTCCGTCGCGTAGCCGCTCATGTCCTGACCGTGCGCTTGCTCGACGACGCGAGCAGGGGAGCGATGTAGCGGACCACCTCCGGGTAGAGCGCCAGGCCGAGCGCCCGTTGCTGGGGCTCGAAATACTCCGTCTCGATCACGTCGGTCTTCTTGCGCTTGACGTTCCGGGTCGGGTCCAGCGCCGCAACGTCCGTCGTGCCCGCTTTCAGGAACGCCAGCGCCAGCTCGCAGGTCGCGTCCTTGACCCGCTGGGGCACGACCGTCGTGGCGTAGTAATCAGCGATCGGGGAGTCCGGGTCGAGCGCCCATTGCCGGGGCCAGGCAAGCGCCTGCGTGCCGGTCACGCGCTCACCCTTCCAACCGAGATGCGAGAGCGTGCGGGTCGCTTCCACGAGCGCCTGATTCTGCGTGTTCGGGTTCGCGTCCGTGAACGCAGCCGAGTTGAGCCGACCGTCTACGTACGCGCCGAACTCGTCCAGGCTCGCGAAGCTGTTCGCCGCCGCGCCGCCGACCGTTGCATCGACCGTGATCGCCATGATGCCGTCAGGTGCCGGGCGATGGGCCGAGGCCGAAGCCCCGACCCACCGGCCCGAGCTCCATCAGCCGAGGATCTTGGTCCCGAGTTCCGGCCGGATGACGTTGGCGCCACCCAGTACGTCGTAGCTGAACGTGGTCTGCTTGTACTGCCGGCTGACCTCCAGCCGGAGCGCCACGCCCGAGACCGGGTCGACCGCGCTCAGCATCGAATTGCCGAGCCCGTTCAGATCCGCCAGCGGCCGGCTCGCCCACGCGATCGCGTCGCGGTGGAACGCCAGGTTCGCCGTGTAGGCGGTCCCGACCACCTCGACGGTGTCCGCCGAAGCCACCGCGCTCACCAGCGCCGGGTAGATCGAGATGGTGATCGCCGAGGTCGCGACCGTCGTGGTCGCCGTGACCACGTAGGTCTTCGCGCCGAGCGTGAAGATGTCGCCCTTGTTGACCACGCCCGTCGCGGTCGTGTTCTCGAGGTTGATCGAGGTGTCACCGATCGCGTAGGCGGTGGTCGCGTCGACCGCCCAGCCGGTCACCCACGCCGCGCCCGGCGTGTAGCTCGTCACGTTCTGGTCCATGTACCAGTCGATGCCGAGCTTGCGGCCGATCGTGCCCTGCACGATGCCGCCCTGGTCTCCGCGCTGGTCGAACTGGAGGATGTTGCTCAGTTCGAGCGCGTTGGTCTCGGCGTCGGGATCGAGCACGATGCGCCGGTCCGTCATCGGGGCGAGCTGCACGTTCAGGTTCTTCCGGGCCGTGTTGGCCGCGCTGATCGTCGTCGCGAACGGGGTCGTACCAGCGGCACCCGCGTAGGAGAAGAACCCGATGTGCTTGCTGAGGATGTAGCTGTCGATCTCGTTGCCGAGCGCCTTGACCGCCTCGCTCGCCTGCATCGGGATCGTGCCGCCCATCACCGAGACCATGTCGGAGTCGGACAGGTGGAACGACGCTTCCTTCCAGAAGTCGAGCGTGACGAGCGCCGAGGTGGGCGACATGTCCTGGTTCGAGTTCATCGCCACCGCAGCTGTCACGTCACGGGTCGAGATGGCAGACGGGATCGGGACGTTGATCACGTTGCCCGGCTGGCTGGCCAGGTTTTCGTAGTTCCGGTTCACGAGCCGGGGCATGATCGCCTGCTCGCGAAGCGCCATGAGGCCCTGCGCCAGAAGCTTGGGCAGGACGGCGTCGATGGTGTTGGCCACGAGTTACTCCTGTTGTCTGTGGCCCGGCCTTACCGGGCGGGAGTGTCCTGCGGCCTTACGCCCCTACCTCGACGGAACCCTTCGCCACGCCTTCCAGGTTCTCGATGAATGCAGAGTTGTCGCCGGCCGCGATTCGAGTCTTCCCGCCACCGCCGGCGACGGACTTGGAGGCGCCGCCCCCACTGCTGCCCGTTCCCTCGAAGTTCCGAGCGAAATCGGGGTCCTGCTTCAGTTCCGTAACGAACTGCTTGATGCTCATCGGGTTGCCGTCCGCATCGCCGATGCGGGGGTTGCCCTTGCCGTCGACCACCATCTCGCGGAACACGCCGTCCTTCTCGACGACCTTGACGTGCGCCTTCACGTGAGGCAGCAGCACCTTGGGCGAGCCCTTCATCTCGGCGATCGCGCCGACCGCCTTGGACTCGACCAGCTCGGCTTCGAGAGCCGATTGCAGGAGCTGGACCCGCTCGACGAGCTGCTTCTTCTCCTTCTGCGCAGCCGCCGCCATCTCCTGCCGGACCTGCTCCTCTCGGGCATCCCAGTCGCCCGTTTCCTTGGCCGCTCGCTTCTCGGCCTCGGCCTTGAAGCGCCTCAGCTCTTCGTACTCGGTCGGGTCGAGCCCGTCGTAGCCTTGGAGCTTGCGCTTCGCTTCCTTCAACTCGTCGAGCACCTTCTCGCGGTGGGCTTCGATCGCCTTGTTCCGCTCGCTCACCTGCTCGGCAATGAGCGCGTCCACCTCTTCCTGCGTGAACGTCTTTCCGCCTTCTCCAGCGCCGCCGGATTCGGCCATCTTCCTAGTCTTTCCCTTCGTGGGCGCCGCCCACGGTGATAGGGTACAACGACAAACGGCCCCGCCCCTTCTCGCGAAAGGGTAGGGCCGTCGTGGGCCTTCCGTCCTGCTATGTCAACGTGAATATCGGCCGGCGGCCGGTGCGCGTCAAGTTTCCCGTTTCAGGTCCGGCAGCATCGGCATCCCGTCACGGCCCGTGAGGTTCGGCAACCGCCGCAGATATTCGAGCGGCTTGTCGGCGAGCGCCACGGGCAGTGTGTCGCCCTTGAACTCGATCACGCCGTGCGAGTTTCTGGCCTGCATGACCAGCCACACGGCTGAGACCAGCATGTCGGGCTTGCTCTCCCAGCGACGGCCGTCGATCTCTCCGCTCATCGTGACCGCCGTCGCACCGGACGCGAGCGCGGTGCCGCCGTCCGCGTGCATGACCGTGTGCTCTTCGAGCCACGCCGTGTGCGCCGGGTCGCCCGGCAACGCACCGTCCGGTGGTGGGGCCGTGCAGCGGAGCGCGCAATCCGCGCCGAGCACGATGATGCGCCCGAATCCCATGAAGCCCGCCACGTCGAGCGCTCGGTTCACGCTGTTCAGGCCGCTCCCGGCTCGGATGGTGGACGGGTAAAGGTACCAGTACAGCCAGTCCTCGTACGGGAGCACGACCCGCTCGCCTTCGTCCGTCTCCCATTCGACGGGCGGCTTGTCAGTGATCCCGACGTAGTTGTGGAACCAGGTGAGTCGCCGACCAGCCGCCAGCAGGTGCTCGGTCAGGTTCGGATGCGCGCTCGACGCCAGCAGGTACTCCACGTCCGGCGCGTGCCACCACTCGCGCACCATCGCCGGGGTCTGGTCGACGGTGAAGCCGTGCGTCGGGTTGTGGCCGTTGTCGGCCAGCCAGGTCAGCGCGGAGTTGCAGCCCCACACCTGATCGCCTTTCGGGCACCACTCGGCGGCCTCGTCGGCCAGTGACGGACCCGCCCCGCAGAGCACGAGCGTCTGGCCGCTGGCGCTGCCTTCCTCGGCCACCCGGTCGCAGTGCGTCGAGTTGCCGAAGATGAAGCTGCCGAACTGGCCCGCGACCGGATTCTTGAGGATGATCTCGCCGTTGCTCGGCGGCAGCTCGCCCCGCTTCTCGGCTTTCCGGCGGGCCCTGACGGCACGTCGACGCGCGGCCCGGCTCATGCTCATGCCGCTCTCCGTAGCGCGGCCCTGGCCACGAACACGCGCGGCAGGCACCGGCAGTTCCGTGTCGATTCGCCGGGGATGTATTCGCCGTTCGGGAACGGCTCGTCGAAGCCGACCGTGGTACCGTGCAGGTCGTGGTGCTCTTGCCGCTCGCGACCGTCCAGGTTCGTGAACCAGCGGCGCCGGAGATCGGCGCG